ACTATTGGAACGGATCAGCGTGGAAAATAGTTAATAACTCATACACCTTTCCGTATGATGAAGTGAGCAAAATTTTTAACGTATGGAATGGTTCTAACTGGACATCCGCGTTAAGTGCTAAAGTTTATAATGGAAGTACCTGGAAGGGTTTCATAGACGTAGTTCAGTTGAGCGATGATGCAGCCCAGTCAGTTGAATTTAGCGGTGGCGTTGAATGTTCTTGGGCCATATACTCTTCTGGGAATGTGATTTTTAGTGACTATGGAGGAGGCAGTAGTAACTATCCGTGGATTGCAAACTCTGCTAATTCGAATCAATATGAAATTATGGTATCACAGATTAGCGGAGAGATGTTAGAAAATACAAGCGATCCGCTTGATACATGGTTAGATCTGGGTACCACTCGTGTTTGGAGAAATTTTGCAAATGAGTTTAATTCGACAGTTTTTACAGCTCTGACCGCAGAAATTCGCCATAAAATAACATTAGAAACCGTTGCTACAAATCAATTTTCCTTATATGCAACAAATACTGGTAATCCGAACTTCGAAGAGTAAGATAAAAAATGGCAATTAAAGCAAATTTACAAATAGATCAAGGCGCAAACTTCAGTACAGAAATTGATGTGCTTGATGATAACGGTGATATTGTAAATCTGACCGGTTATACTGGCGCTGCACAGATGCGTAAGCATTACACATCATCAACTGCCACAAACTTTACTGTTGCTATTAATGCATCTGGTGGTACTGTTACTTTGTCTATGAACGCAGCAACTTCTGCAAATGTTACAGCCGGAAGATATGTTTACGATTGCGAACTAACAAATTCAAGTAATGTAGTATCACGTTTAGTTGAAGGTATTGTAACTGTTACTCCACAAGTTACGAGGTAATAATGGCTCTTAAAGCTAGGATTGTACAGAATACAAGTATGGTTGCCAGAGTGAATGCTACTGGTGACTCATTGTCGTCTGCAAAACCAGTAACTTTAAAAAACCAAATAAAAGAAATTCGTAGCATTGAAGATTTTGGAGATGTCGAAGAAGTAAATGTTGTAACAGGCGCTACTTTAGTTTACAATTCCGTAAGTGATAAATATGAAGTAAGACCTTTCGAAATCTCAGACCTCGGCAATCTCGACGGAGGCACGTTTTAATTTAATTGAGGAACAATAATGGCTAACCTAATTCAGATCAAAAGATCTTTAACTACAGCCTCTCCTCCGTCATTAGCTAATGGTGAACTGGCTTTTACTGCAAACGGCGACCACCTATTCATTGGGTCAAATGGCGCGTCGATCACCATTGCAGGTAAATTTAATCCTGGTGTACTCACTGCTAACCAAGCTCTTGTAGCGAATGGTTCTGGTGAGATTGATGCACTTAAGACTGCTAACCTCACAGTACGATCGATTACAGCAAATGGTACTTCAAGTCCTGGTGCTGGATTCCTTCTATCTGTTGATGGTGGTGGTAATACCTACTGGCTTAATCAAGGCGCTGTGTCGATTAATACTTCGGCACAATATAGCTTCTCGAATACCATCTCATTCACAAACATTACATCAAGCTCGAACACCACATCTGGTGCAGTAGTAATCACTGGCGGACTTGGTGTTGGTGGTAAAATTAATGCTGGTGATTTTGCTGTTGGTAATACTACAGTTTATTCATCTCTTACCGGCACAACTCTTACTCTTGCAAACGTACACGCTTCTGCTACTGTTAACGCTGCGGTTCTCTCTATTGGTTCATCGTTCATTGCTAATAGCACCGGCGCATTTTCTACTGGTACGGTAAATGCTGCAGCGATTACTGTTGGAACTCAGTTTGTTGCAAATGCGACTCAAGTTGCTCTTGCCGGTGGCATGGGATTCTCGGCAAACGGTGGTCTTGGTTCTGCTGGCCAAGTACTTCACTCTAACGGTTCATCGATTTATTGGTCAGATACCGTAGCTGATATTACGGCGGTTACTGCTGGAAACGGTTTAACAGGTGGTGGTACATCCGGTGCTGTTACACTTGACGTTGTCGGTGCAAATGGTATTAGTGTTGGTTCTGATTCGGTTGGTGTTACAACTGGTTCTACGCTGACTGTTAACTCGACTGGTATTCACGTTAATAATGCTCTGTCAATTAGTGATCTTGTTCTTTCTGGTAACCTTACAGTTTCTGGTACTCTAACAACCATTGATACAAACAACCTAACCATTGAAGATCCGATGATTAAGGTTGCTAATGGAAACGGTTCTGATACCGTTGACGTTGGTTTCTACGGTATGTTCACAAATGGTGGTACACGTTACACCGGTCTTGTTCGTGACGCAACTGACGGTGTTTACAAGCTCTTTACTGGTCTTGAATCTGAACCAACTACAACTGTTAATACGGCAGGTGTTGGTTATGGTACAGCAATTCTTGAAGCATACCTAAAATCTGGTGCTCTTGTTTCGAATAATAGCTTTCTTGGCATTACAGCAAACAGTGAAATTGTTGTTTCTGTAAGTGCCAACGCATACGCGTGGTCTTCACTCTCAAGCGGTGGAATCATCGTAGGTAACTCTACCAATGGATTCACTAATCTATCGCTTGGAACAGATGGCTACGTTTTACAATCAAACGGTTCAACCGTAGTTTATGGTACACTTGATGGAGGTACGTTCTAATATCATGGAAGCTGAATTTGTTAATGAGTATATCAATCGTCTGACAGTGAATCTACATGATGCTGTAAGTAAGAACGTTTTACATGAAACAAGGATGGCGTTGCTCGAAAAGAACTACGCCATCCTTCAAACTGAACACCAACAAACTCTTCAAGAGCTTGAACGTCTTAAGAAGAAACCATCAAAACAGAATCTAGATTCTTCTGGTTTCTAAACGCAAAGATAGAGTCGTCTCCGGCATTATCTACCAAAGTATATCCATAGCTTTCTAGGATATCTAAAACGTCCTCGTTGTCGTGTTTTCTTTCACAACTAATCACTGGGTGGAACGCCCTAATTGTTTGTTCCGCACCTAATAGTGCATGACGCTCGTATCCCTCGATATCGAGTTGGATAAACCCACAATCTTTCAGACAAAGTGAGTCAATAGTAAACGTAGGAATCTTAGATCCTGACGTAACCTTTCCCATGCCTCGATTGTGACTACACAAAGATACTACATCAATAAAACCGGGTTCTGCATCAAGTGCTGCCTGAAACTTGACAATATTATCTTTCTGGCAATTGTTTACCAGACAGAAGTAATGCAGTGGGTCTGGTTCGAATGTATAGACCATGTCAAAGTGTTCTGACAAAAGACGTGGATACATTCCTTGGAATCCACCAGCCTGAACACATACACTTCTATTTTTTACATGCTTTAGCCAGACATCACGATGAGTATTCTGCCAATCTTCTTTTGGCCAACGGTATCCTTCCCAGTCTTCCGCAACCCAAAGCCAAGGTCCGACTCCGTCTATTTCCTCATGGATAACATGAAGCAGCTCATGATACTCACGCATCTTTAATATTATCCTGCCACTCAAATTTGGTTGGTACTTGTACGTGCATCGTGGTTGAACCAATATGGCCACAACGAATTGAAGGATCGCACCAGAGTCTAAATCCTTTTGATACAGCTTTCTTACAGAAATCAGTGTCTTCGCTGATTGTATTGCCATGATCGAGAGCCGGATGATACTCGAATTGTGGATAACCTACACCAGCCAGCACTTCTTTTTTGACAAGTACGCAGCCGAATCCACATCCGCCAATACCAATCAACTTCCAGTTCTTTGCATAGAGATCTTCGGTTGACATACGTCCACCAAATGGTTCATAGATCTCAAGCATCTGTGGTTCAAGTCTTTGACGATATACACCAGAAACAAGATCCTGATCATGAGCAAGAAGCTTCTTGAGCGTATCTGGTGGAAATGTAATGTCATGATCTACTGAAAACAGATAGTCATAGTCACGTACAACCCAGTCTGCAATCAAGTTACGAACCTGATCTACTCGGTATCCATAAAAGTATTGAAAGGTTGTTTCATATCCTTCAGGAACTTCCAAATCATAAATTGATTTGAATGTTTCTGCCTCGATATAACGAGCAGTAGGAATAGCAATTAAGATTTTTTTCATAATGGTCTTAGATCAACCTGTCCTGGAAAGAATGGAGAATTTAATACTTTCGCAGCAGTCTTATTCTGTTCTTCTGCATTGACTTTATAATCGTTAATTGGATTCAGATCATTATAGTTATACACAACATCTGTTACACAAACAACCTTGTCTGGATCTGCTCGTTCAATTAGGTAATAGAACAATGAAGTGTCACCACCTGCACGTGGCCATTTACCATCAATTTGCAAATCTTCTCTTGTTAAGTTTTTAATTAACGAGGATTTAAATGTGCGCAGATGCGTGTATGGCATGTTCCAATTGAACCTATATGCGCGATAGAATTTGTTTGCTTTAATGTTGGGTGGATATTCCTGAGCAATCAACGGAATGTTATCGGCCATAGACCAACACGATCCATATGTAAACTCTGCGCCTTCATGATAAAGATTGTTGTACATATGGAAGATAGTCGGATCGTTGACAAGTGAATCATCACCATCAAGAAGCATAATGTATTGCTCTGTTACTAACTGCTTAAGCGTATCAAAGTGATTTGCAACAGCACCAAGATTCTCTTCATTTTCTAAAACAGTAAAATGCCAACG